GGTTCTACATTCACTCTCAACAGAGTTATGAGAGGTCCAGATGTTGGTGTTGGTAATACTTATGTTGTTAGTTTGAGAGATAGACGTGGCGGAGCAGATCAAAATGATCGTCCTGGTAATGAAATTGGTCTTGCAAGACTTTATGATTTCAGACTCAAGAGTGGTAGATATAATAATGCAACTAGTGTAGATTTGAATGAGTGGGGAACTTCTCTCTACGATGTAAAGACATATTCAAACATCACTATCAACCAAGCAGAAACACTTTCTGTACCTACACATATCAGGGGTGCTAACAGTGGTGCTCAAGGTTTCCTTAGGTATGCGGTTCAAGCAGGTACTGCTGTTACTGTGTATGACTATACTGGTAGTTTCTTGAAGGGTGAGCAACTTATTTTCAATGGTATTGCTAGCAATAGAGTTGTAGTTTCTGCTGTTGACCATTCTATCTCTGAAGTAAAATCTCTGTTTGCTACAGATAATACAACAAATAATACCGGTATCAATACATTCGCTGCTGATATCGTTCCTCAAAAGAAATTCAACGTCGGCGTTGCAAACATTATCGGATATGATAGCAATGCACAATCAGTTGTTTATAGTACAAACCCAAGATTCCTTGGTACAGTATTAGAGAATGATCTTGTTAAGTTCTCTAACCCTGTTATTTCTGGTGACCCTACATTAGCAAGAGTTGTTAGTGTTGGTACAACATCTGTTACTATCGTTGGTGTTCATACTGTTGCAGGTATTGCAAACGGTCTTCTTCCTGCTGCACCAACAGAAGTGTCCGATATGGACATTATGACCACTAAACTTGATAGTTCTTCTGATAACACTCTCTTCACTAAGTTGTCGAAGAACAATATCGCAACTGTGAATATGAAAGAAACACAGTTGGTGCTTAGAAAGTCGTATACAGTCAATATCACTAACTCTGGTTCTATTGATACTGGTACACCAATTGAAGCTGCTGGTAATGAAATCTTTATGACTTTCACGCCACAGAGATATTCTCTGATTAGAAGCACTGGTGTAATTGAACCTCTTACTGCTGAAATGTTCGATTTCAGTAATGATCAGAAGACAATCAATAATATTACAGGTATGAACTCTGGTTCAGATACTGGAGCACAATTGATCGCTACTGTTAGAAAGTCTGCTCCACTTCCTAAGAGAAAAATCAAGAATAGAGCATCATACATTGTAGTCGATAAGTCTAAACTTGAAGGTTCTGGTATCGATGGTGTTGGTATTGGTACTACTACTCTCAACAATGGTCTTACTTATGGCAACTATGCCTTTGGTACTAGAGTAGAAGACGATGTTATTTCATTAAATACCCCTGATGTGTTCAAAATTCATGCAATATACGAGTCTAGTGGTCTTTCTGACCCTATTGCTCCTAGATTGACTTTTAGTGATATTACTAGTGCAACTTCTACAACTTCGGATGTTATCAATGGCGAACTTGTAATTGGTCAAAACAGTGGTGCAATTGCAATCTGTGTAGAAAAACCAAGCAGTCTGCAAGTAGCATTTGTTTCACAAAATCAAGTAGAGTTTGCTGAAGGCGAAACTGTAATCTTCCAAGAAAGTTTAGTAGAGGCAGTTATATCATCTGTCGATGATAATCACTTCAATATCTCTTCTAACTATACGTTTAGCACTGGTCAACAGAAATCTATATATGGTTACTCTTCAATTAGAAGAAGACCATCTTCTGCTGCACCCACCAAGAGACTCAAGATTTACTTTGCAAAGGGTTCTTTTGACGCTAATGATACTGGCGATCTCACAACCATTCAGTCTTATGAGCAGTTTGATTATGCAAAAGAAATTCAGTCTATAGATGGTATTTCTAATGCAGATATTCTTGATATTAGACCTAGAGTAAGTGACTTCTCTGTTGTAGAAAACACAAGATCGCCACTAGAGTTCTTAGGTCGCACTTTCAATCAGGCAGGAAATTCTCCTACTAATATCTTTGCTTCAGAAGAAACTTCTATCATTGATTTCTCTTACTATCAGGGAAGAATTGATAGAGTCTTCTTGACCAAGGAAGGTAAGTTCCAGGTTGTATATGGTACACCTGCAGATAAACCAGAACCTCCTACCGCTGTAGCAGATGCTCTGGAGATTGCTACTGTAACTCTTCCACCATTCCTTTATAATCCTGAGCAAGCATCTCTGAAGTTCCTTGAGAACAAGAGATATAGAATGAGTGATATCAAGCAACTTGAGAACAGAATCAGAAACTTGGAGTATTATACTTCACTTTCCTTGCTTGAGACCAAGACTGAGAATATGTTCATCACAGACTCTGAGGGTCTGAATAGATTCAAGTCAGGTTTCTTTGTTGATAACTTCAATTCATTCCAGACTCAAGAGACACAGACTAATATCAGAAACTCTATTGATAGAAGAAACAAGGAGTTGAGACCTAAGCACTATACCAATTCTATTGATATGGTCTTTGGTCCTGTTGTTGGTGTAGATCCAACGACTGACTTCAACTATAATGTAATCGAAAGCGATAATGTTAGAAAAGAAAATGATATTCTGTCTCTAGAATATTCCGACCAAGAGTGGTTAGCGCAGAACTTTGCAACTAGATCTGAAACTGTAGCACCATTTGCTTCTAGTTTCTGGCAAGGTAGTATGGAGTTGACTCCTGCTAGTGATACCTGGGCAGATACAGTTAGAGTACAAAGCAGAATTATTGAGACGGAAGGTAACTATACTGCTACTATCGATTACTATGATCGAACAAATGAATTAGACCCACAGAGTGGTTTTGTTCCTCTTCTCTGGGATTCTTGGGAATCAAACTGGACTGGTGTTCTTGATAGTATTGAGGGTGATAGTAGACAGTCTGCTGATAAGGTTTCTGAGAAGAATACCAGAGGCACTGGTCAAGTTGGTACTGGTGAATGGGCTCGTAAGAGTGCTGTTACAGTAACTCAAGAAGAATTCCAAGAGACCTTTGATCTTGGTACAGAGTCTAGAGGTGGAACAAGAACTATCGTCCACGAAGAATATGAAAAGACTTCTGTTGGTGATAGAAATGTAAGTAGAGATCTGATCTCGTTTATGAGATCTAGAAACATTCAATTCTACGGTAAGAATCTGAAACCATCTACAGAGTTCTTCCCATACTTTGACGGCACTGCGGTTTCACGTTTCTGTATTCCAAAACTTCTTGAAATTGAAATGAACACAGGTGCTTTCCAGGCAGGAGAAGCAGTTCGTAGTGTTTCATTCAAGAAAGGTGTAACTGCTTGTAAGTTTGCTGCAAGACTTGCAACAATCGACCACAAGGAAGGTCCATACAACACACCCACCAAAACATATGTAACAAATCCATATGATGGTCAGTTGATGCCTGGCGATTATAACTCAACTTCGTCCTTTATCAATATTGATACATATTCTCTCTGTAACGAATATCAAGGAGAGTATTATGGTTTTGTCGAAGTTGGAACCGTTCTGGTTGGTGAGACATCAGGTGCTACTGCTACAGTAACTAACCTGAGACATATTTCTGATGACCAATCAGATTGTATTGGCGTATTCTATATTCCACAAACAACAACATCATATTATCCAAGATTTGAGTGTGGTCAAAGATCTTTTGTTCTTACAAGTAGTGAAACTAATGATGCTGAGACAGTAACTTCTATTGCTGAAGAAAACTTCTCTGCATCCGGTTTGGTCAATAATTCAGAATCGATCAGAGTTACACGTATCAATGATAAGAAAGAATTTGGCGAAGAGACTGTAAGCACGTCTCCAGGGACACAAATTGTCGGTACACACGTAGTTGGTAGAACATCACAGGATAATATTGTTGGTTGGTATAATCCTCTTGCTCAATCTTTCTTGGTTGATGACGAGACAGGCATCTTCCTTTCAAGAATAGAACTCTATTTTAGAGCAAAAGACACTAATGATGTTCCTGTAATGGTTTCTATTAGAACTATGGAAAATGGACTTCCATCTTCTAAAGTTCTTCCTTTCTCTGAAATCATTGTTGATCCTGAAGATATTGATACATCACTTGATGGTTCTATCGCAACTGTCTTCCAGATGAAGGCACCAGTATATCTGGAAGGTAGAAGAGAGTATGCAATCTGTGTGTCTACTAACTCCAGAGAGTATTCTCTCTTCGTTGCTAGAATCGGTCAGAACGATATTCAAGATGGTACACTGATTTCCAATCAACCATATCTGGGTAATCTGTTCAAGTCTCAGAACGTTGGTACTTGGGAAGCAAGTCAGTGGGAAGATCTGAAGTTCAACCTTTATAGAGCAGAGTTTGAAGAAGGTGGTACTGTTGAAGTATACAGTCCTCAACTTGCTGTTGGTAATCATCAGATTACAACTCTGATGCCTGACTCAATTATGATGGAAGATAGATCATTGAGAATCGGTGTTGGTATCGGTACTTCTGCATTTACAGATGGTGGTTTTGAAGTTGGTAACACTTTCCAGCAAATGAATACACTTGCAACAGGTGTTCTGACTGGTGTTGGTGCATCTGCTACAGGAGATTTGACTATCACTAGTGCTGGTGTAGGTTACACTCCCGTTTCTGGTAGACACTCATTCAATAATGTAGAACTTACTACAATCACTGGTAAAGGTTCTGGTGCTAGAGCAGACGTTACTATTGATGCTGGTGTAGCAATCGCTGCAACTATTACGACAGATATTGGTGGTGGTATTGGATATCAGATTGGTGACGTTCTTGGTATTACAACTATTGGTAGTGGAACTGCTGGTAGTGGTGTTGAGTTTACTGTTGCTGGTGTAGGTGCTACTTCTGTTCTCTTCTTCAATCACGTACAAGGTGACTTCGTTGTTAGTACTGCTAATACTATCACATATATCAACAGTTCTGGTCTCAGCACAGAATTCAATTATCACGTTGATGACTTTGAGAAGAAGGGAACTGGTAAGATCAATGCAATCAAGGTTCTTTCTGATGGCGAGCATATCAAGGTTACTCACCAAAACCATGGTATGAACTATCCAGATAATCTGGTTCAAATTTTCAACGCGGAATCAGATATACCACCAACAAAACTGTCTGTTGCATATGAAATTGGTTCGACTGCTGCTATCTCTGTTGATGATAATTCAGCATTCGGTACATTTGAAAATGCTCCGGTTAGCACAACCAACGCAGGTTATCTGAAGATTGGTAATGAAATCATTGAGTATACTGAGGTCAGTGGTGCTAATATCATTGGCGGCACAATCACAAGAGGTGTAGATAAGGCAACATATCCAATCGGAACTCTTGTTTATAAGTATGAATTGAATGGAGTTAACCTTGCAAGAATCAATAAGGTTCACGATCTTGAAGATGTTACTAAACCCGATCCAATCGGATTTGATTCATATCATCTCAAGTTGAATATGGCAGAAACCTTCAGTCAGGGCACAGGTGTTAACAATATTGATAGAAGCAATAACGTTACATATCCTGCATTGTATGTGAAGGATGTGAAGGAGACTGGTGGTTATAACATTAGAGCAACTCAGAATATACCTTTTGAGGTTGTAACACCAATGGTTCAGTTGTTCAACCCACAAGGTACAACTATCAATGCCGAATTGAGAACAACAACGACACAAAGTCTTGATGGTAATGAAGTTCCATACGTCAATAATGGTTATGAAAGCGTTCAACTGAACAAACCCAACTTTATGACTACTCCAAGAGCAGTATTCTCTAAGGTAAATGAAGATGATAAGTTGAGCACTTCTCCAGGCAATAAATCAATGTCTATGAGAATGTCTCTCAACACCATCGATTCTAGGTTGAGTCCTATCATTGATGCTCAAAGAATCAATACAATTCTGACTACAAACAGAGTTGACCAACCAATTACAGACTATGCAACTGATGCTAGAGTCAATGGTATTGATACTGACCCAACTGCATTCCAATATGTCTCAAGAGAGATTTCACTTGAGAATCCAGCAACTTCTCTGAAGATTGTTCTAAATGCACATATCAACAGTTACAACGATATCAGAGCATTCTATGCAGTAGGTGAAGAACCAAATGGTTCGCCTGTATTCATTCCCTTCCCTGGTTATGAAAATCTGAATGATAATGGTGAGGTAATTGATCCTAAGGACAGCAATGGTCTCCCAGATGCACTGATTCAGAAGTCAAATACTCTTGGATTTGAAAGTAGAGATCTTGAATATAGAGAGTATACATTTACTTTAGATAATCTTCCATCATTCAAGTTCTATAGAATCAAATTGGTGGCAACTTCTACAAGTCAGGTCTATGTCCCAAGAGTCAAAGACCTTAGAGTTATTGCATTAGCATAATATGGATTATCACGGCGTGAAGGATCACTCAAATTTATTGAGAGATTCTTCTACTAATTCTATTGTAAATATTGATGAAAATGGTTACAATTCTTATATCGCCAAGCGTAATGCGAAAGCGAAAAAGAATCAAAAGGTACAGTCTATAGAGCAAGAAGTTGCTACTATGAAGTCTGATATCTCTGAGATCAAAAACCTACTCAAGGAGTTACTCAATGGATCCTAACACAATTGAACTTACAAATCTGACAAAGAGTTTTGAATATACAAAACTTGCTTCCAAGATTGATTCTTGTGAAGATGTAAAAGAATTGCAGAACATTGCAAAGTCTTTCTGCAAATTGTACTATAAGCAGCAAGAAACTATTTCTACGATTGGTTTGCCTAGTATAGCAGACTAAATAACAATATAGGGAAATATGCAACTAAATGGCACAACCTACAAGCAGACAAACATTAGCAGATTATTGTAAAAGGCAGCTTGGAGCACCTGTTCTTGAAGTCAACGTTGCCGATGAGCAAATTGATGACTTGATTGATGATGCGTTGCAGTATTTCCACGAAAGACATTTTGATGGAGTCATTCAGACTTATCTCAAATATCAAGTAACACAAGACGATATTGATAGAGGTAGAGCACCAGGCGGAAATTCATCTACTGCTGGCATTACGACTGAAACAACATCTGCTACTGTTTTGGGTAATGCGATAAACTTCGACATTTACGAAAACAGTAATTTCATTCAAATACCTCCATCAGTACTTGGAGTATTCAAATTATTCCACTTCGGCGGTTATAGCAATGGTGCTATCAACTATCCAGGCACAATGTTCCCAAACCAGTTCTTAGATGGTATGGGAAATTTTTGTGGTGCTGATATGTTGAGTTACTATCTTGGTAGAACATACCAATCTGAGTTAGATTTTCTACTAACAACAGAGAAGCAGATTAGATTCAATAAGAGACAAGATAGATTGTATATTGATATTGATTGGAGAAATCTAAAACCAAATGATTTTCTCATTATTGATTGCTATCGTCTGATTGACCCAAGTGATTATCCAAGAGTATGGAATGATTCATTCCTCAAGAAGTATGTAACTGCTCTTATCAAGAGACAGTGGGGTATGAATCTTATCAAGTTCCAGGGAGTCAAATTACCTGGTGGCGTAGAGTTGAATGGTAGGCAAATCTATGATGATGCTCAGAAAGAACTTGATGATATCAAAGAAACGATGATGGTTACCTATGAGATGCCTCCTTTAGATATGGTGGGTTGATATGCTAAATCCGTTTTTTATTCAGGGTACATCAGGTGAGCAAAGTCTTGTTCAAGACTTGATAAATGAGCAGTTGAGAATGTATGGGGTAGAGGTTTATTATCTCCCACGTTCTTATCTGACTACAAATACAGTTATTGAAGAAGTTATTCAATCTTCATTCGAGAACGCATATCCCATTGAGGCATATGTTCAGAACTATGAAGGTTATGACGATAATACGACTTTACTATCAAAGTTTGGTATAGAGTCGAAGCAAGAGATGACCTTCATCATCTCTAAAGAAAGATATGAAAATTATATTGCACCACTGACTGAAGGTAAAGCAAACCTTAGACTTACATCAAGACCCAAAGAAGGCGATATCATTTATATGCCTCTTGGCGATAGAATGTTTGAAATCAAGTTTGTTGAGCACGAAAAACCATTCTATCAGTTACAGAAAAACTATGTTTATGAACTGAGATGCGAACTCTTCCGCTATGAAGATGAAGTTATTGATACTGGCGTTGAAGAGATTGATGATACCTTAGTTGGTAATGATAGTGACGGTGTTGGCGAAACTGGGTACTCCACTGTATTAGGTGGTGCTCTGACTATGACTTTGGTCGGAACATCTAGCACTGCTAGTGCAGTGACTGGTTTAGTAAATGCTGGTATCTCTAGCATCATTCTTGGTTCTCAGGGAGCATATTACTCTACTGCTCCAACTGTAGCAATTTCATCTGCACCATCTGGTGGTATCACTGGTATTGCTACAGTTGTTATGGACAGATATGCAATCAGTGAAATTAGACTTATCAATGCTGGTGCAGGGTATACTGTTGCACCAGAGATATCTTTCCTGGCTGCAGTAGGAACAGGTGCTACAGCACACTCCACACTCGGTGATGGTGGCGTTGGTATCGTTACTATTACTAATGGTGGTGTTGGATACACATCGGCACCAAATGTGACGTTTACAGGCGTTTCTACGGTGTCTGCTGCAGGTACAGCAATCATTGGTGCTGGTGGTAGTGTTACTGCTGTTCATATCACTAATGCTGGTCTTGGATACACTGTTGCACCCACAATCACGTTCTCTGAACCACCAGCATCCGACTCTGGAACCTTCAAATATAATGAAATTGTTACGGGTGCAGTCAGTGGAACAACTGCAAGAGTCAGAGTCTGGAATACAAATACCAATACTCTTGAACTTGGTAATGTTTCTGGCACATTCAGAGTTGGTGAGCAAATCACTGGTGGTACATCAGGAGCAGTTCACACTGTTCTAACTCTTGATAATGACCCTGCAGAGGATGGATTTGCTGATAATCCTACCATTGAAACTGAAGCAGATAGCATACTTGACTTTACTGAAACTAATCCCTTCGGAATTCCCTAAATAAATCGATGAGGAAAAACTATGTTTGAGTATTTTTACCACGAAATATTGAGAAGAACTATCATATCTTTTGGTACTCTCTTCAACAATATCTCTATTCAGAAGAAAGATGGTTCTGATAATGATATCAGCACTATGAAGGTTCCTCTGGCATATGGTCCTACTCAAAAGTTTTTAGCAAGACTTGAGCAGTCTGCTGACTTGAATAAGTCAACGGCAATCTCTTTGCCTAGAATGTCTTTTGAGTTCACTGGTCTGACTTACGATTCCTCACGTAAGTTGACTTCTACTAGAACTATTCAGGTAAAAGACCCAAGCACAAAGAAGAACGTAAAGAAAGTATATACACCAGTTCCTTATAATATGTCGTTTGAACTTAGCATTATGTCTAAGTTGAATGATGACGCACTACAAATTGTAGAACAGATTTTACCATATTTCCAACCAGCATTTACATTGACTGTAGAACTGGTTGATGATATCAATGAAAAAAGAGATATTCCTGTTGTGTTAGAGAACATCACAATGCAGGATGATTATGATGGTGATTTTACAAATAGAAGAGTTCTCTTGTATACATTGAGATTCTCTGCAAAGACATACCTGTTCGGTCCTGTATCCAAAGCAGAACCCATCAAGACTGCTACTCTTACATATCTTACTGGAGACAAGAAGAAATCCAAGAGAGAAACCCAGTATACTGTTGTTCCAAGAGCAATCAAGGATTACGACGATTCAGTTTCTACTCTGCTCGCAGAAGATGTAGATTTAGAAGAGTTTGTATGGTTGGTTGATGATGGTAGCAAACTTTCCGCAGATTCTTACTACGAAATCAACGGGGAAGAAGTATACATCAAAGCAATCGACGGTAATAAGATTACTGTAGATAGAGGAAGAGATAATACAACTATCAAAGAGCACGTCAAAGGTCAACCTATCAAGGCAATCACTGCTGCCGATACGGAACTCATTGAAATGGGTGATGATTTCGGATTTGATGGCGCAACTACTAACTTCTTCTAAATTGATATGTCTAAACAATTTGATGAATTGAATGACGCATTCAATGTTACTGGCGATGTTATGCCGGTTGAAAAACCAGAGGTAAAGATAGAAAAACCTGCATTATCCGCAGAAGATATAAAGAAAGATTATGAATATACCAGAGGTAATTTATATTCTATAATAGAAAAGGGTCAAGAGGCAATCAACGGTATTCTTGAACTTGCTCAGGAAACTGAACAACCTAGGGCATATGAAGTTGCTGGTCAGTTAATAAAGAGTGTTTCTGATGCCACTGATAAGTTGATGGAACTTCAGAAGAAGTTGAAAGATGTTGAGGAGTCAAGTCCCAAAGGACCAACTAATGTTACCAATGCATTGTTTGTCGGTTCGACTGCTGACTTGCAAAAAATGCTGAAGAAAGTAAAGGAAGAACCTAAATAACTAAAAAAGAGAGATGACGGTAAATCCTGTTATTAACATAGTTATTCCACAAGGTGCAGACTTTGCTGAGGTTTTTACTTCCACCGAGTCTGATGGTAGTTTGTCTAACCTCAGTGGTTACAGTGGTGTATCTAAATTGAAAAAACATTCTGGCGCTACGGTAGCATATGACTTTACCGTTGGTATCAATACCTCTTCTTCTGAAGTTTCAATTGCTATGACTGCTCCAGTTACTACTACTTTGGAACCAGGTAGATATTATTATGATGTTGTATTGACTGCTGGAGGTGGAGGTGTTTCTAGAATGGTAGAAGGATTTGCAATAGTTACAGCAGGCATTGCAACGTAAAAAATGGCGATTATTAGAAGATCTTCATCCTCAGGAAGAAAAGTAAACAATGCTTCCTCTTCATCTTCTGTTGTTAGGAAAAAAGATAGTGAGAGTAATATAGTTACGTCAGCAGGTGGAGGTGGCGTCCAACCTAAAACATTGAGAGAGTTGAACGATGTAAATTTTGGGATATTAGATAATTCTAAAGATGGATTTATCGTTTCATATAATACAGATAATGATAAATTAGAATTGATATCACCTGATAACCTTCTTGACGAATCAGCAGCGGATGACGATTTGCCTGATGCATTTGTAACACGTCTTGCGATAGAAGCAGACATTCAAACCTCAAGTGTTGATGGAGGGACATTTGAATGACTTTGAGAAATGCAAGAGAACTAGGTGATTCTCTAATATCTAATTCAGGAACGATAAAACAAGTTCTTAGGTATAATGCTGCTGAAGATAAGTTTGAATTAGCAAATATAAAAACTAAACTTCAGAAAGCAATAGAAGATGATGATTTGCCCGATACTTTTGTAGAAGTTGCAAAGAAAGGCATCTTATCTAAAACCATATTAGACTATGGTTCTTTTGAAGAATAAATAGTAAAAAGTATTTTTCTAATGGGAGACTTAGGAGACTTCTTTTCTATTATAGGTGAGCAAAAGAAGCAAAAAGAAGAAGAGAAGAAAAAAATAATGGGGAAAGCATCCCTGACAGATTTGTTTGCCGAATTGGCAGAAGAGAAGAAAAAAATACAAGAACAAAAAAGAATTGAAGAAGAGAGGATACAAGAACAAAGAAGAATTGAAGATGAGAAGAAGAAAGAACTAATTGGTGAGATTACGTTAGATTCTTTATTCACATCGCTATCAAAACAGAAAAAGGAAGAGAAAGAAAAACTTGACAAATTGCAGAAAGATGTCAAGGCATTTGAGGCACTTATATTTTCTGAACCAAAGAAAAAGGAAGTTGTAGAGGCATCTACTCCTATTCAACTCCCATATGAGGAAGTAGAAATAGAAGAGGAAGAGGAGACTGTAG